AATTTATGTGATTTACTTCTAGGCTGATAAAATTTATATGCTTCATTATTTTTATCAAAATAACCATAACACATTGAATTACCTATACGTAAACTTTTGAACTTACTTCCCTCTGGTTTAACTAAGTTATAGTAATCTATTGGCTTTACATTATATTTTTCTAGCATGCTTTTACCAATTCTGAAACTCAACCAATATTTTTGATCTTCAACGCTCCATCTTCTAACCTTAATGAAGTCTACTTTCCATCTTTCTTGAGGTTTGAATTCTTCTTTTATATAATCAGATGACTTGATGTATTTATTGTAATCAGATACTATTTTATTCATGGCTTCAGAAAACTCTATGTTAAATAATAATTTAACTAAGTCAACTTTATTACCACTTTTACCAGTTGAAAAATCTTTAAACTTATATTGCATTATAGATTTATCTACATACAAACAAAAACTTGGAGTTCTTTCAGACGGATTAAATATAGATTTAATTTTAACGTCTTGTCCTGTTAAGGTTTCTGATAATTTTAAATAATATTGAAATACCCATGTGCTTGGTACATCTGAACCTTCTAAAACAACATTTTTAGTATTAAACATGATCTCATTATATTAAAAGAAATGGGCCCAGCATTATACTGAGCCCACTCTTTTGATTTATATTAAAGATCAAAATCATCACCAACTACTGTAGCTGGTTCAAAGCTTGTTTGAGCAGGTTGTGATTTCTGTTCAAACTTTCTTAAATGATTATTATTATTCTCATCAAACTTTAATAGTCTTGATCCTTCTTTATTCAAAGCTTCTAGTGGAATTCCATCTTTACTCATGCGTGGTAAAAACAAATCATTATTAATATAACCTTCTTTGTTTTCCCATTCACGTGCACCTAAACATGCATTGATGTATTCACTGTTACTAAATAAATTATTACACTCTACCATAAATTGCTCTATAGTATTTGCTTCAATTTTATCCAGTTCAGCTCTTTTATTTAATACTTCACTTAGATAGACCATTGCTTTCAATACTTCTGTATCTTTTTCAATTTCTCTACCACTTGGTAATGTAGTATCTTTATATGGATATGGTGAAAATCTAACTCTACCTACTTGGCCTTCATAACGTGGGCCATTAGGGTTATTCATATCTTTTAAGAAACCATTAAACTCTCCTACAATAGGCTCTGATTCAACATGCAAAACAATATTGTATGCATCTGCATCATATGGTGTTTGATCAAAAGATATTGAATTGATCTTTACAACTTGATTACCTGGTCCAATAACTGGTTTAATACTGCCTGATCCTGCAGACATGTCTTTAGTACTTAACATAATTTACTTTTTTAATTTACATTTATTAATTATTACTCTTCATATTTCTGTATGCAATCTTTTACATACTGTAGGTCATTAGGAATGAAGCTATCCTCAAACATACCCATTGGTGATTTACATGTGTTCTCTCCATTGTTTTGTGTTTCAAAACCATAGTCAAGTCCATCATCATCATTTTTCTTTACTCTACCAAATAATACAATAGAAAACAAACCTTCTAAAGTTAAAGCGTTATCAATCATTTTACCAATTGTTTTAGCTTTTACTTTTCTGTTTCCATTAATATCAGTAGAATCTTCTGAATGTGTCAAAAAGAATATAGTTAAATCATCTCTTAGATCTTTTGGAAGCTTAGCTACCATAGCTAAATTAGATGCTATCTGAGTAAATTTATCATACCCTTTTTCATTAGCTCTATCAAAATATTCAAATGAGCTCATATACTGCCAGTCATCAACAACTATTGTTTTAATGTCTGGCATTTTATCATTAACATGACGCATTGCTTTAATAATACCAGGTGCGGTTGCAGCTGATGTAAGATTACCTTTTGGGTTATCTTTACTTATTTGTGTGTATTTACTTTTCCATCCTTTGAAAGGTAAAGGTTTATTAGCAATATTTATAATGAAAGTCTCTTTAGGATTTAATGTTCTGACTGAGGTAGACTTTCCTGTACCTGAATCAGCAATTACTAATACGCTTTGTGCCATATTTACTTGATTAATTTATTAATTACTTTTGTTAAGGTTATTATAGATTGATTTATATCTTCTAATTTATTTACTAAATCAGTAGATGGATTTGCATCTGGATTAGGTAAGTCAAATATAGTTTCCTTTGGCTTTTCAAAGTTATTACTTGTAATGATATTTGTTTTATTTCTATCAGTAATATCATTTATAACTATCAATTCACTTACGGGTATTATATGTCTTACAAATCCTGAGCTAGAAGTAATAAGTTCATACTCAGTTTTCCAGTGTGGATTATATTTATGTAAATATAAAGTTCTTTTTGGATCTTCACTTTCATAATCTATACTCACAAACTCTGTGTATATATTTTCTTCTTTCTCTAACTCACTAGGAAAGAAACTTATAAATAAGTCATCTTTACCAGTTGGTCTGTATGCCATCTTAGGTATATACAGCGCATTAATTATTCCTGCTGTTTGAAAGTAATCTTCATGTTCCTCTCTTAGAGTTGCTACTTTCTTTTTTCTTTGATCAGGTGTTAGTCCCATTTTATTCTTATTAATATTTTTAGTATTTATCATCTTCTTTCTTGTTGTCCTGGTGTTTGCATTTCTTCTATCTGCATTTGTTCAAACTTTGCTTTAAAGAATGACATACGTGCATCACCATTTCTGGCTTTTAGAAAATGCAATACAAGGGTTCTATCATTTTCAATAATATATCTATCTGGACCATAAAATCTTATCTTTTGCTTTGCGGGTCTGTTAATACCTATTAGGGTATCAGCATGTTGTAACATAGCATCTGATCCAAATATATCTGACTCAAGAATATAGTTTCCATACTTACCATCAATAGCCCTGTCCGGGTTATCTATATTCCTATTCAATTGTGACAGACATATAAACAAACAAGGATAATCTCTTTTACACTGTGTAAAAAACTCACCTAGTTCAAATAGCATATCTAATGTACTATTTTGATAAGGCGCTCTTTTTACTAACATACTGTGATCAAGAGTTATAATTGTTTTCTTTTGATGTTTATTCATATACTGATCAATTTGATCACGCATTTGATTTACTGTCATTGGAGTAGATACAATATCTACTGGAAACTTTATTCTTTCTTTAGCATACTGATGACATGTGTTTAATGTATCACTATTTAGTACTGATCCTGCACTACATAACTCTTTATATGTTTTACCGGTTATAGAACTAAATTCTCTAATTGCTGAGGTTCTACCAACCATTTCAAATTGAAACTCTAATACTCTGAATTCATCATTAGGATTCAATATAAATGATTCTCTAATGATTTGATCTTTAATTAAAGTTTTACCTGAACCAGGTCTACCACCAATTACAGTAAGTGTGTTCCACTCAAGCCCATCTGTACATGCATCATTAAACTTTGGCCATGGCGTATATATGGATTTCTCCTCACCAGTTGATCTGGCATACATATATTTAAGTGCATCATTAAAGGCTTGATATTGGCCCACCCATGCTGGTTTTGGTTTACTCATACAACGTTTTCTTTAAAATGTTCTTGTTCTGTGTTTATACCTTCTATCATCATATCACAATAGTCTGCTAATGTAGAGTGTTTAACTCTATGTTTATCTTGCTTACATATAAAATATTGACTGGTTTGCATATACATATACTCCTTATCTCTGTACTCATTTACGTACATTCTAGTAGCATTTATAACATCATCCCATGTATGATCATATGTTTCAAAGAACCATCTGAATGCTTCACCTAATGCTTTCACATTATTTCTTGCAAGTTTACCGCTTGGTAACTTTTTAGCAGGAAATATTTCTCTGTAGTCATTAATTTTTTCTACAAAGTTTTTACCCATTAGTTGAATATCAGTTTTCTTTTTAGCTTTTATAAAGTAATTATCCATTCTTGCTATCAGCATTTTTGCATCTGCAGTTAATGTATACTTACCATCTTCAAATTGTAAATATTTTTGCTCTACTAACTTATTTTTATCAGCATCATTATTAATTGCTAATGAAACTCCTTGCTTCATCCCAAATAGAATCAGCAGTTGATTTGGTGTTAGTTTTGCTTTTAAGATTTTTTGGAATAGTTCCCACATGTTCTATTAATTTATTTAATATATTATTATATGCATCTATAACTACTTTATCTTTTGTAAAGAACCCATTATCAACCATTTTACATGAATTAATAATTGTTGCATGATTACGGTTAAGATATTTACCAATGCTTGTTTTAGAGTGCCCTTCTTTATGTGCTAAATAAGACATTGTTTGAACATAAACCAAATAACTTCTGAATCTAATTTTTTCTTTTAATGATGGTACTTTCTTGTGTTCAGGCACATTTTCATGTAATGCATCTAATGTACAAGTATGAAAGACATCAAGTGGTATCTTATCATTACACTCTTGTGGAGTATAAATAAATATTCTTACACAATACTTTTCATAAAAGTTTTTTTGAAATTCAGAAATATCTTTTTCTTGGCTAAGTTGTTGGTTTTTAGACATTTAGGCTATGATTTTGTTTTACAAATATAAAAATAATTACCAAGCTATACAAGACTTTTCTTGTTTAATTAGCTCTTCATTTACTTTATTGAATACATCTTTGCAATCCCATTCTCCCCCTCTATAAGCAGCTGAAGCTGGGTGTGCAACTTTAAATATTTTATTGTTTGGTATTAGTGGTGCCCACTCTTCTGCCTTTCTACCCATAAGTATGAATATAACATTTTTGTTATATTTATTAAGGATATCAAATAGATATTCAGTAAAGCTTTTCCATATACCATAATGTGATCCAATCTTATTGACTTCTACAGTTAGTGCTGTATTTATTAATAATACACCTTGATTAGACCAACGTCTTAAGTCACATTCTTCTGGTGTATACATAACTCTACCTGTGTCAGTGTAATCACCAATGGTTTGCTTTAGTA